GCTAACAGGTGGTCTAAACGGATCAACATCGACTCTGTAGGGATTAGCTATGGCTTCACTAGCATATCCACCTGATAAAAAGTTATTAATAATATCTTGTGCCGAAGAAGGCATATTAGGGTTTGCCATTATCTCTTAATTCCTTGTTGTAATATTTGTGTTGCTAGTTTTTCTTTTTGTGACTCTTTTGCATCATCTTCTTTAATTAATTGTGATGCTAATTTTTGTTGATCGAGTTCTAGCTTTTGTGCTTTTAGTTGTAATTCTGCTTGATCTTTTGCTTGTTGTCTTTGTAAATCTGCTTGAGCTAGTTGTATTGCTGGATCTGGTCTTTTAGGTTGTGGTCGAGGAGGATTAACTGCTGGATTATTAAAGAACTGAGAAGCATCTTTATAACCAGCATTTTCTAAATATTTTTCTAGGGTGTTGTAAATCTTTTGAGGATCAACAATACCCATACCACCAGCACCAATTAATTTTTCTTGCACTGCCAGTACACGACCTAAAACTTCTAGTCGTTGATCTTGAGATCCATTACCTAGACCAACTTGTACTGTTGCATTGTACTTATCATGCCAGTCTCTAGGGTTCATTGGTATAAATTTATTTCTTAATCTAATAATTCTTTCTTGATCTTGGTATTTACAAACTAATTGTAAGATACCCTGAAACATTCTTTTGACACCTTCACTAAAGTTACGAGCATAGAGTTCAATTCGTTGTGTCGATGCGTTCATCATCACATTAGCACTAGTTGCTGTCGTGTGTGATTTGTTGATTTGATCGGCATCTAATCCCATTTGTACTTTCGATACACCTGATCTGGACTCACGAATGTTATCTACTTTATCTAACATCGCTAATCCTTGACTCATAAAATTAGGAGAAGCTAGGGGGGTGACTGCGTTAGGGGATTTAACTCGTACTATCCCCCCAGCTCTGGAAGTAAGGAGATCGTCTATGTTTGCTTGTCCATCTACAACTACAGTTCTTGCATTGTTTTGTAGATAGGCGTTATTTAAAGTTTGTCGTAATAGGGTTGTTTTAATTTCTTGTATGTCACCTATTAAATCGTAAATTGACAAACCATAAAATCGATGTGGCATTGGAATAGCTGTCACCATCGCAAAAGGAATTTGCTCAATCGGCTCATTCTCTAGTAAGTGATAAGTGTTTGGTCCAGAACCACCTACTACTATATGTCGTAGTTCAGCAATACCATCGTTATCGTAGTCACATTTCATGTAACAATCGACAACAGAAACTCGTGTCAATAGGGGATCAATGTTTTGGTATTCTTGAGGCATCGTTTCATCGTCATACGATCTTCTTGTAACAGCCTCTGTGTTATAAATTTCTTCGTCAGCTACTGGGAGTTCATTGACAATTTTTTTGTCAAAGCCCATGCTAATTAATTCTGATCTAGTTTTAAAAACTCTTTGTCCAATAAAGTTACAATCTTCTAATGAATTAGCAGTCTTACTAACTAATAAACTTTCTGGTGCTACGTTTTCGATGCAAACACGACCATATTCTTTAACACGCTTAACAGTGACGTTGTAAGTCTGTTCTGTAAAATCTTGTCCAGCTATATCAAGTTCTGTTCCTGTATCTTCGACTTCAATAACCTCTACTTCAGGATCTGCTAATAATGATTGATACTCAGCAGTGGTTAAATTTTCATAAGACTCTTGTTTTTGCTCTTTATCTTTTTTCCAGTAGTATTTAACGAAGCCATTTTTAGAAATTAAGGCATCTTTAAACATTGTGTGCAAGATTTGATAGCCATTATTGTCTTTGTTAAAGACATGATTGATGTAATCAGAGGCTTGTTCTGCATAGGCGACATCTTCTGGTCCTGTCGGCTCAAATCGGACAATACTTTCACCTTGTGTAAAGATTCTCATCATACTCGGTAAGATACTTTCGACTACTTCGAGTACATCTTGCGATCTTACTTGTGATTGCCCTTCAACTTCGTTACCTAAAGGCTCACCTAAGTAAAATTTTAGTGCATTTTTACGCTGTGAAGATAACTCACCGCCATAATAACCAAGAGAGTTTGTTATTTCTTGCGATATAAGTGCTTTTAATTTTTCTTTCGTTAATTTCATTATACAATTCCTAGCTTCGGATATTCAATTTTTGTAGACCAGTTCTTTGTTTCCTGTAATCCAGTACATAAATAGCGAAATGCGTCAGCACTGTGCGATGTCCAGTCGTGCTGTGGTCTATTTTTGCTTTCGCCTTTATCGTTTACAGCCCATCGATACTGTCTTAAGGCATCTAATCCTTCTTTTGTCTTTTCAAAATCAAAATAACATCGTGATAACGTCATTCTGACTGCGTTAATTCCATCGTCTATACTCATTTTGGGTACAATACTAGTCGATAAGCCAAGACTTTGGGCTATTTCCAACCTTGATTTACCTGTTCCGATCTCTCTGACGTTAGCATCGTGAGGTAAGTAGTGTGTATCGTACACATATCCTCGATCTTGGAGGATTGAGGCGTAGTATTCTAAGGATTCACCACTATCTTCAAAGTAGTCTATAAGGTGTATTGCTGTGCCTTTTTGTTGAACAAACCATATCGAGGTTTTATCAGCCATACCTAGATCCCAAAAGGTAGATACCTTAATGGTCGGATCATAAGGTATTTTTGTTATACGACCTTCATCTTCAGCCTTATTCAGTCCTTGTGAGTATATAGCTCCTATTGCAGAGCTTTCAAAACTACATTCATATTCTGCCTCGTATATCTCAGGAGGCATTAATTTCTTTGCTTCGGCTAGTTCTTCTTCTTTGACGACCTTCGTTTCACTCGCTTTAAATTTAGCAGTAAACCAGTTTTCATCATGGACTCCATGATTATATAGGTCGAAAAAGGCGTTATGTCCAGCAGGTGTGCCAATAGCAATCATAAACCCTTCTCTATCCGATAGTGCAGGTCGTATGACCTCAGTCCACATTTTGGGTGGCATCTGGGCTACCTCATCTAATACTACACCATCGATATAGAGTCCTTTGAGAGTTTGAGGGCGTTCACAACCGAGTAATTGTATTCTGCCTCCATTAGGGAGTTCAGCTCTTAGTTCGGTCTCGTGATAATCCATATTCGGCAAAACAGAGGTATAATACTTGAGATAATCCCAAGCTATTCTTTTTGCCATGCTGTATGTCGGTGCGATATAATAATATCGTGGTCTTGGTAGATCACATTGGAGACATCTTTTAATCAGTTCATTAACTGTCAGAACTGTCTTACCAAAACGTCTATGACATACTAATACATTAAATCTTTTGAGGTTCTTATGAACCTGTTGTTGTAATTCTCTAGGCTTATAGGGAATCGTTATGGTGTTCATGCGTCATCTTTTTGATTACCCTTAAGATAGTCATTAATCCTAGCGACACTACTATCAGATACTAGGTTTTTTCCTGAATTTTTGACCACAGGAGACCTATCTGGCAGTTCACCTAATAAAACACTCATGACACTAATTTTAGGCTTTGTAGCCTTCTTATTTGACTTTTTTTTCATTCGAATAATGATCTCCACATAAGAAATAGCATAAAGTATTACTATCGCTAGGTTCTACACCAAATGTACCCCAAGCATCACAATATAAACATTTACGTTTACTCATTTGTTGTTCTCTTGACCACCCAAATATTTCGTTTTTACTAAATCGTTTACTAGGGGGTATCGTATCTTTTTTTAATCTAAAATCTATATTCAATTTGAGCCTTTAGAGAGATTTGTACTGAGTTGAACTGGGTAGATATATATATAAAATATCGTGTGTGGGGGTTTGTTCGTATTGTGTTCTTATAAATTAATTATCTAAATTTAGTAATATATTATCACTATAAACACTATTACAGATAAAAAGATATAAGATTATATTATGAACAAGTAATATATTATTATAGTTATGTTTATTTAATATATCTTTAAGAACTTTGTATATTGTTTTTATGTTTTATATATTTAGAACTATTCACAATATTATTAACTTTAAAAGATACATAGATTAACCTAAGTATTTCAATACTTTCTAATACAAACCAGCTTACGACCTTTATATATCTCTTATATACTCTTAATAGATACTTTAGTAATTCCATATAGTTTTATTTAATGTCTTTCTGTAATTGGTGTTATTTGGCTGGGAATTCGTGCAAATTGGATTGAATTAACTAATCCTATTTTGTTCTGAATTGTCTTTATTTATTCTTAAAAATTCGTATATTAAATTAAATGATTGAACTTTATTTATTTGTTTGTTTGTACCATGTATCAGGCTCTTTGAACTGTACTCCATACAACCAATAAATATTTATTAAATCTTGCTCTTTAAAATTGCTGGTTATGTTTTGCGATAAGTTTTGATGATAGCTGTTTTTATTCTACGGCTATCACCAGCACTTATTGCTGGGGAAACGGAGTATTTTATTATGAAATACGGAAAATCACTACAAGAACTATTGACAGTGTTAAGAGATCGAGAAAAAAAAGATTTCACTGTTGATAGCTCAAACTTACAATACGATCACAAGAGCAATCAATTAATTACTCTTGAAAATAATGAAGCGTACAAAGTAAATAACACTTGTATGGATCAAATCGGAACAAAGCTCAATATTCCATCAAAGTATATGGATATCCTAAACACTGATGAACATAGGGA